TAGAGTCTTGGCGTAATACAACGTCAAGATTCCCAGCGTTTTCTGGCGCAAGATCTACGGCAGCAACCATACTAGAGTTATATAGTCCCTCTTCATATGTGTAAGCGTGTGCTCCATATGTAATCTGTGGTCCCCATAGGTAGGTAGAACCATAGGAATCAGTTTTTCGCGGGTTGATTTGGAACTTTAGTTGGTTCTCAAAATGGTCGTACTCAATCTTAACTGTAACAATTAGTCGATACCACCCCTTACCAAAGGATTCATAGCTTGCCGCAGCAAGGGGAGGAATTGTGGTATCTGCTGGGGTAGCATCATTGCCTCCTTCTACACCGTAAACATTGGTTGATGTAGAAGCAATTGTTCCATCTGTATTCCATGTAATGGTAATAGATGCTCCTGTCTCATCAGGAGTCTCATTATCCCAAATACGAACAGAAGTATATAATGAACTATGATATTTAACAAAGACACTGGCTGTATAATATGTCTCATCAACATAGTCATCTCGCGTCATACTCCAATACTTGTACGTGTTCTGGCTTATATCTGTGTGGTTTCCCCAGTGATGTGCAATGCCGTGCCCATACGGGCCAGGGGTTCCATCAGCACCTCTAGTAGTGCCAGCACCTGTATGCCAATTAGGGTAAAAGGCATCAGGAGTTGTATCAATCTTATTATTAACATCCCACCTGATCTGCCCGAATCCATTTGCCTTAAGCTCGACGTTCTCCTGTGTATTAAATCCCCAGGGATGGCTCTGTAGATCCCTGAGTGAGTCTCGGAGATGTTGGTATGCAGAATCAGCAATTAGAGAGAGGTCCGTCAAATCAGATACCTTCTCCGCACCGATGGTGGATAGAATCCTATTTACTGCCTCAATTTCAGTTAGTGTTCTAATCGCTGTTTGCATTTATTATCTCCAGTAGTTATGGGGGGCACCCACAAGGAATGCCCCCCGTTTTAGCTAGTTGCTATCAGTCAGCATCCGTTTCGATGAGAACAATAGCATCGTTGCGAAGTGAGCCCATGCCTTGAGCCATCTTAGCAACCATAAGGGTGCCTTGACGCTCGATGATGTACTCGGACTCCATCGTGATGTCCTTAAGCTTGACGATACCTGCCGCTGCTTTGTGGAACACAAGGCAAGCAGTATTATCGTTGAAACCACCACCGATATCATTACCGTCCGCTCCAGTAGGGACGCCACCAGGGGCAGCAATGTTACGGATACCTTGATCTTCGGCGTTGCCCGGAGAGGGGTGCTTACCGTCAATAAAGGCAGCAGAGTCACCAGCATCCTCGGCAGTATCAGAAGAAGCCCAACCATCACAGTTAGAGACAACAACAGGCATACCAGCAACCATAGTTCCGCTTACTTCACCTCGAACACCAGTGTCCGCATGAAGGCCACGGGTATCGCTAGTAGCGTGTGCCCCAATACTTAGAACACCAGCTTTAAGCAGGTTGTAATAAGCAACCGGGGGCATAAGAACCACACGATCTTCCTTCGGAACGTCCTTCGTATCAAGGACTCGTGATGCCTCATAGATAGCATTAACAGCGTTGGCCGGGTTAGTATAGAACAGAGTGCCTTCAATGACAGCGTCTGCGGCTGACCCAGGAGTATGCTCGTTAGCCACATTACCTACATCGTAGGCAGTAGCAGTCAGAGTATACCAAGCCAAGTTATCTTGGTGACGCGCCAAAGCACGGCCAAGTTCAGTAGCAAAAGCAGAGCGGTAGTCATAATGGGTCATTGCTTCGTCAAGCTGATCAATAAAGCAGCTTGCCGTGAGCAAGTTATCAACATGGATTACTCGTTCTGATTGCTTAAGAGTAGAGATGTAAGCGTTAGAATCAGCAGAGGAATCGTCAAAAAGACTCTCACCCGAATTGAAGTAACGCGCAAGCGCAAGACCCGTAGTAGGGAACTGCGCGGATTTGCCACTAGTAATAGTTCTAGTGGTTAGGAGAGATGAGACTTTAATTGCGCGTTCATACGCATTCAATACCTCACCCGAAAATACTTTAAGAAAAAGTGTTCTCTCATCACCAGCCCCTGCGGACTGACCTCCAAGAGAAACGGGAACTGCGGCCATGATATCCTCCTATGGATTTATGGTCTAGAAAATAATAAAAAGAAAGTTACTCAAACTTACCACCACAGGAGGTTGTCGGACGTATCCGGCCTACTTTTAGCAAGCTTGTGTTTTGTTTAGAATACTGTGTCAGGAGTCACAGAGAGTTTACGTTCAACCTCTGATCTAAATGCTGCGTCTGTCCCATACCTAGGATCACCCATAGCAGCCATTACCTCGCCCCTACTACGGAAACCCGCAGGAGTGGAGGACACAGTGCCTTGTACTTGTGTTGCGCCAGCACCAGTTGCTGACCTATATCGAGCGAACATACCTTGCAGGAGAACGGACACTTCTTCGTTGCTACCTTTCTCTACTACATTGTTGTACGCTGTGATCTCTGACTCAGGGAGACTCTCAGCCATCCACTCGCTCATTTGCGCGAAGTTATCTTCGCCACCAATCGTTCCCATAAGCTTTGAAGTTGCCTCACTAGCCGATGCTTTAATCCCACTAACATAGCGGTCAACATATTCACGAGAGATCCCACGAGCTTCAAATTGCTTGTAATGATCCTCAGAAATTTCACCATGTTCATTATAATAATCTCCTGACTCTTGGAGGATTTGATCGATGTTCCCCTGAGGTGTCTCCGAGGAACTCATCTTTTTTTCTAAGTTTTGATATGCTTCCGCAAGATCTTCTTGCGACTTGAATTTACCCAAGATAAGGTTTTCTTGGGGCGTTTCTGCGTGGGGATGTTGTGCTTGTTCTTTCGGTAGGTCACCGTCCGCAATAAGCTTTGCTTCCTGTTCGGGAGTATAAGCAGGGGCAATTTCAGAATCAACATTAGGGGTAAAGCTATCAGCCATCGAATTTTAAGCTCCTTGAGCTTGGGGGGGTTGTTGTCTTTGTCCACCACTCTGCATACCTTGCATCATTGCTTGTTGCATCATGGCTTGCTGCTGTTCTTGTTGTAGCTCTTCTGGGGTTTTAATTAGCCCATCAACTGGCACACCAAGCGCAGTAGCGCGTCTGGAAATATATTCATTCACATTAACATACTGGGCAAGGGCTTCAGGGCCAAAGAGTTGTCCCATTCCAGCCAAGAGTGCATCCAGTTTTTCAAGCTCAGCAGCGCGACCGATTGCATCCACACCAACGATAATAGTAGGATGCACCTCCTTTGGAAGTTTAGGGATCTCTTTACGCTTCTGGAGATTTTTCAGAAGCATTTTAATAAGAGGCAGTTGGAACTCGCTACTAAGAAGAGAATACAGACCACCAAGGGTTTTCTCCACTTGGCGGATAATAGCCTGAATTTCTGTAGCGGTTACTCTTTCCGCTTGCCTAAACAAATCGGATGTGATCATAAAGGCTTTACCGAGCCTCTCTTTGATCTCAGCAATGGTAGATAGAGCGACACTCATATCTGCTTGTTTGTTAACTTGAAGCACAGATACATCGTTCGCGCTGCCTTGCACGATAGCTCCATTTGCGCTCTGAGCCAGAGCCTTCGCTTTTGTCGTTCCGTTAGGGGAGACGAGGAAGAGGACTTTTGCGGATGCTGCGGATCCTTCAAGGATAGCCTGGGAAAGACCTTCTAAAGAGCGGATGTCCCCAATGTGCTCCTCAACAAAGGAACGTCCATAATCTTCTCCATCAACACGGGTAAAGCGGAGGGCAATATAGGGGAGGTCATCTTCTTTGTAGAGGACATCAGATCCAGGGACAAGGACCTTTTCAACGTGCTGATATACAAGATATTTCTTAGTATCGTGCTGATACTGAATACATGTATAGAGGTCTACCATCTTATCAGATGATGCCTGTGCTTGTAGTACTTGCGCTAGTTCATCAGAAAGAGCTTCAAGATGGACACGCTCTTTAATAACGATTTTAATTGGCTTACCATTAGGGCCACGCCTAACTACATAATTATCAAAACGGAATGTCCGCATTGATCCATCTTTTGCAATATGAACTAAGGCATTACCAGTAACGACAAGTAGACGGAGTGCCTCATGAATCGGAGGACGATATGCCTTGATTTCAATTTCTCTTTGAACTACCTGCTCAATCGAGGAAAGATTTTTTTCAACCTCAGTTATAATTTCAGGATCACCTAGTTCAGCCTTCGCAGATTCTTCAATTACCAAACGAAAGAAGCTCTGCGTAGGCGGGAGCAGGGACATCAGCAAGTTCGCTGCTAGAGAGTTAACACCACGAGCACCAAGCGATTGGTATGGCTGATACAGTTTTGCATGATGCTGCCCAGATGTTGATGTATATGCCGGGGGCATGAGCGCAGGAATCGTAAACTTAGCCGAATCCTCCGCTCTCTCTATATACGGTTGGCGATCAATCGCTAACTGTTCATATAATTCTTTCGGCGTTTGCATTAATATCGCTTAACAGTAAGTCCTCTTCTTCCAGGGCGACTTCTTGACGGACCTGATACCCTACCTCTCCTAGAAGTCTTACGATCAAAGTCTGAGATAGACGATAATTCTTGGCTTTTGCGGGCACTCTTGGCATCTTTCTTCTGGTCTTGTCCCTGCTTGACCTGTAAACCAGTCAAGGCGTATGGAAGAGCACTAGATATCGCTCCTTGCAATGCTGTCGTTTTTGCTGCTGCCAGTATTCCAGGCATATGCATTCCTAATGATGCCATAAGTGAACTGGGACCAGCCGCCGAGGCGAGTACTGCGGGGATAGCGGGAAAACACATAATTATCTCCTAATGATCATAATACTTTAGCCACACAGTCCATACATTTGATGAACCTGATGTGTCTAGTAAACGAAGCGAAGCCCCCCCACCTGGGATGGCTTCGTAAAAAATGTACCCAGCACGGGTGGTTGTTGGTGCCCCTACATGAGAGCTTCCTGGGCCATTAAAAGTACGAACGATTGTTTTGTCGGAATTACCAATTTGCCATGTAGCACCAGCAGTACATACAGCGTGAATAGCGTAGATCGTGGGCTGAATCGGCAGATCTATCCAATCAGATGCCGCTGAACCATCCATAGTACCAGAGACAATTACTTTGTCTACGGCATCATATGCTCTAATAGTCATTACGGCTTCGCAACGTAAAGATCGTCGGCCCTGGAGATTACACCGTCTTCAATAAACTTGTTATTGCCCGTAATGTAGTTCATGACCTTCAGCTTGCTACGATCATCTTCTTTATTTTCATCATCATCAAGAAGAACAGCCATAGCTTTCTTAGCTTTGACTTTAAGATCGGGACTACACATTAGCGTTCACGCTTCTTTTTGACAGGTTTAGACTTCTTGTTTGTGATTCTTTTGCCTGTACGCTTTGCGTATTCCCTAGCTTCTGAAAGAGATTTGAAATGTCTACCACCAACTTGAGGCATCACTCGTACGTGATGTACATGGAAACAGGATTAGTTGATCCAGATGTATCAAACAAGTAGAACTCATACGGGATAGATGTCTCACACATAATACCAATCTTCGTTGCTGATGCTGTTTGTTGTTCAGCACTCATGGTACAGTCCCTATATACTGATGTAGCAGGACCATCTCCACCATTACCACGCATTTGGAATTTACACGCACCAGTACATACAGTCATAACAGCCTTGCATCCAGGGCCAACATAATACGGACCCGCCCTTCCATCACCAGCAATGGTCACATTAACAATAAGTACGTTTGCACCCGTCCCACCTTTAGGAGTGGAGAGTCCCGTTACGCCTTGGGAAAGTGCGGTTTGTCGTATAAAAGGAGAAGTCATAGTTATCTCTCAGGGTTGTTTTGGTCTTCGTGGATTTCAATAAGGAAGTTTATCATAGCTCGTTTACCTGCGTAATGGTGAATCTCTTCTA